AAATCAAACTCAGCATCAGCATCGCCAAGAATCTCTTTCAATTCTTTTGGGAGTTTGTCGTTTTTGATTTTAGGTAGTTCCATTAAACATCCGTGTATTCGTATCCAGAAGCAAGTCTGGTGTGCCAAATTAAATTTCCAGTTCCATCTGAACTTAAATCTAATGAAGAAGCAACAATAGCATTTTGATTGTTATTGTTAACAGTTCCGATAGTGATCTGAGCATTACAGTCAGTTCCAAGACTATCTTGAAAACAAATTTTACTCTTTGAATTCTTCAAACTAAATCCATTAGGATTATTAACAATGGTAGCAGGATATGTAGTTCCTGCAGTTACATTGATTGTTGCAGAGTTTGATCCAGTATTTGATGATCCAGTGGTAAATGTATACCCTGCGACCGAATAAGATTCAACTGCATTGTCTGCTGCAACTTCAGTTTGTGCCTGTGTAACAGTGCCAATGAACAATGAAGCATTACAATCTTGACCATCTCCATCATAAAAACAAAGTCTTCCCCCATTATCTTTAAGAGTAAATCCAAATGGGTTATTAGAGATGCTCACATTATATGTGTTTCCTGCTGTAACTGATACAGACTGAGAAGAATTTCCTCTTCTAGCACCTAAAGTTTGTGTAAATGATGCACCCAATGAAGAGTATGCAACAGTTCCTAATGCCTGTCCATAGGTATTAGGATTATCATTCCATTCAAAATCTAATTGAACAGTTGCAGATCCAGTTCCAGTTGCTACTAAATTACCATTTGAATCAAATGCAACAGAAACGTTAGCACTGGTGTATTCAGGAGTTTCATCCCAAGAGAAGTTCAATTGAATAGTTCCAGTACCAGATCCTTGAACTTGTAAGTCTCCATTATTTTTGAACTTAGCAGTTATGTTAGACGGAGTATTTAATTTTGTCAAGGTCCATGCAACACCTGCTGGGTTGTTAGACCAGTTATCAACTGTCTCAACGTTATTAGTTACTACTGCCTGAAGGGTGTGACCACCCGCTGTAATATTATTTAGTGAATAAGATGTTGTAGTCGTGAATGAATTAACTGTGCCTTGACTAACACCATCAAAACTTATGACTGCTTGATTGTCTGCCTGAACATCCAATTGATAATTACCAGTATCAGTGATAGGAATATTCCAAGTTGCAGTTTTAGGAGATCCTGATTCAGTTAAGTGAGATGATACCCATACTGCATAGAGATTCATAAAGTCAGACCAAGCAGGATGTGGTCCTGATGCAACCCACGGAATGTTATTTACTGGTATGCAATTACCACCTTGACAGATTTTTATATACCAACCACCAGGATTTCGTTGCCAACTATATGCAAGTCCAGTTGGATTTCCTTGTCCATCGTTAAACCCAGCATCAGAGTTTGTACACTTTACTACTAATTCTAATGTACCTGCATTCAGAGTTGTTGTAGAAGTATATGGTACATTAAGTGATCCACCCTCAAAGATACCACCAGTGATATTCATGAATGGTACATTACTACCATTCAAAAACATCTGAGCATTATCATCACAAGCAAACTCAAATCCATACGTTCCTGTTTCAGGAATAGGAATTTGATAAGTTACCTGTTGTGTGATTTGTGGCAATGTACAGATAGCAGGGTTAGTCCATACAGCATATTTGTTTCCTTCGTCACTCCAATAACCTGCAACATTGCTGGTTGGTTCTAATGGTAGGATATCAGCAATTCTCAATGTGGCATTAACATCAAATCCTGGTACATCATCATCATATTCAATCACCTGTGGACTTGCAAGTCTGCTTCCAGAAGTACCAGAGTTCCCACTTAAAACAATTGGATATGATTGTCCTGCAGTTACTTGTACTGATACACTCTTTGTGCCTTTCGTTTTATTACCCTGACTCATCGATGCTCCTGCAACAGTAAGCGTACCGATTGCTTGACCAGAGATACTTGGTTTATCATCCCAGTCTAACTCAAGTTGAACGATGCCGTCTCCAGTTCCTCCGATCACCAAGTTCTGTTGATCTGTAGAAAACTCTGCTGTAATCGTAGCGTCGTTTATAAACGTTTGATCTTCAGATGTCACGTTAAAAGTAACTGGACTAGATCTTTCTGTTTGTACTCTAGTTACAAAAGTTCCATCTGAATTATAAACTCTTACAGGAATAATATTCTGGTCAGGATCAAAAGGTGAACAACTAATTTCAGAAATATCAGGTTCCTCAAAGTCATCGTCAAGACCCCATGGAGATTGACTGTTAGTTTTCCAATCGTAATCAAACTGACTAGGAAGACCAGTATCACTCTCTGGAAGAGGATTTAAAAATGTATCTTCACAATCATAATATTCAATAGTTCCGTCCGAAAGTGTTCTTTTCTTACACCTACGACCAGTAAGAGCGGGAACGCCAGGCATTACCGCTTCCATATCAGGAAACTCTAGGGGTCCGTAAGTATACTCTCTGCCATCACCTTCATCAAATATAATTTTCTTCTTCGGTGCATCATCCCCGACTACATCACAGATTGGTCCCAGTGGTCCCTCTGGATAATAATAATTGGACATAAAAATAGAGGGTTGTTACCCTCTATTTATTTTAGATTTACTGGTCGGGTTTTTGGGAGGGAACAATCGGATCTCGTGATCGATTCTTAATGACAATGAAAGCATCTTTGTTGTACTTTACGGTTCCTTTTAATGGTGCCCATTTAGTACCTGCTCCATCAATCATATAGACAGATGAACCAGCAGACTCGACACGAATATCATCGTGACAATCCCATCCCATCTTATCCATCAGGTCTGAAATTTGTTCGGCAACAGAAGGATCAGAAAGGACCCTTTCTTCTGGATCTAGTGAACCAATCATACAGCATTACCTTTTGTCAATTGATCAAAGTAATCTTTAGATACCAGTTTACTCTCATAATCTGGTCCGAAATGTTCTTTCACTTTGATCGGTACACCCATAACGGTTGGATATCCACTAGCAACATAGACGGAGACGCTTTTGTTTTCTTCGTCAACATGATGTGGCCATGGAAACTTAGTCTTTTTCATAAGTAAATGTTTTGTTCTTAACTTTGGTGTCAAATTCACCAGTGCGTCCTGGTTTCATTTTCCCTACTTTAACATTCTTGCCCTTGCCTGGCCAAGATGTTTTGGAAGTTCCTTTGAGTGTAGCAGATCCACCTTTCTTGCGTTGGATTAAAACTGAGTCCTGATCATCTTTGCTTGAACCTGATTTTACATTCTTTTTGTGCTTAAGTCCAGCCTCTGTGCCCAGTTTCTGAATTGTCTTCTTGAACTTCCTCTTGCTCATCTTACCAGAAGAAACTACATGAGACTTCTCACCCACTTTCTTCTCCTGAGGTGTGCCAGGATTCTCTGTGTATCTTCCAGAAACTTTTGTTGGACCAGGAAGACCAGCACCACGAATCCTTCTTTCAGTTCGCTTGCTTCTTTCCTTATTTTCTTTGGATGATTTGTCTCCTCTCTGTCCAGACAAAATAGCCATTCCACCTTTCTGGGACTTAGAACGAATTCTATTCAGTGATGTTTCCTGAATACTATAACATTCATTCATAAATTGTTGGAATGTTTTCATCGTCGTCTAAAAATCTTTCATACTATTTATCTCCATGAAAAAAGGGGGCGTTAACCCCCTTAGTATATCACAGAGCATTGCCTCTTGGCAATACCTCTTCAGGAAATACAAAGTTCTCGTGAGGTTGATCAACCTGTGCCATCCATGCACGAAGACCTTCATTCAAGAGAATGTTCTTGGTGTAGAACGTCTCGAACTCTGGATCTTCTGCTGCTCTGATCTCTTGGGATACAAAGTCATAAGCACGAAGGTTGAGAGCAAGACCAATAATACCGATGGAACTTGTCCAAAGACCCATAACAGGAACAAAGAGCATAAAGAAATGCAACCACCTCTTATTGCTAAACGCAATACCAAAGATCTGAGACCAGAAGCGGTTTGCAGTAACCATTGAATAGGTTTCTTCTTCCTGAGTGCTGTCAAATGCTTTGAAAGTATTTGCTTGTTCACCATCTTGATACAAAGTATTCTCTACTGTAACACCATGAATGGCAGAAAGCAATGCACCACCCAGGATACCTGCTACACCCATCATGTGAAATGGATTCAGGGTCCAGTTGTGGAACCCTTGGAGGAATAAGAGGAATCTAAAGATTGCTGAGACCCCGAAAGATGGAGCGAAAAACCAACTCGATTGACCCAGAGGGTAGATGAGAAAGACACTAACGAAGACAGCAATAGGACCAGAAAAAGCGATTGCATTGTACGGACGGATACCTACTAGACGACTAATTTCAAATTGCCTAAGCATGAAACCAATGAGGGCAAATGCTCCATGGAGCGCCACAAAAGCCCAGAGTCCCCCAAGTTGACACCAGCGGACGAAATCACCCTGTGCCTCAGGACCCCAGAGAAGAAGAAGAGAATGACCCATAGCATCTGCTGGAGTAGAAACTGCCGCAGTAAGAAAGTTTGCACCCTCCAAATAACTGCTCGCGAGTCCATGGGTAAACCAAGACGTGACGAAAGTAGTCCCAGTAAGCCAACCACCAATAGCAAGATAAGCAGTGGGAAAAAGAAGAAGTCCAGACCAACCAACAAAAACGAAACGATCTCGTTTAAGCCAGTCGTCAAGGACATCGAACCACCCCCTCTTCGGGGGACTTAGTGTTGATGCGACCATTTTTATTAACCTTTAAGTAGTACAATTGAGGCCAAGTATCACGAATTATTTCCGCTAACTTGTAAGAAGAATTTTGAGGAATCATTTTTGGTGTTCTCGTAGATAGATGAATCACCATAAGTTTTGTGATCTTTGTATCCAACCATACGTCCTTTTGTATTCTGAAGAGCGGGCATGAAGGCAATGAAGAAGAAGACTCCAGGTGCACCAATGAATACGACTGAGACAATCACATAGTAAGTAAGTAGTTCAATCATAAAACTTCACATAATTTGGAAAAAGAAAAGGGGTCCGTTTGGACCCCTTGTTTTTGTATGTAACCTATATTAACCGATAGCGGGTGCCGTCAGTGCCACAGGAGTGGACTCGGCAGCAGCAAGGTCAAGTGGGAAGTTGTGAGCATTACGCTCGTGCATAACTTCCATGCCAAGACCAGCGCGGTTAAGCACGTCTGCCCATGTAGGGATAACTTTGTCTTGACTATCAACGATAGACTGGTTGAAGTTGAAACCGTTCAGGTTGAATGCCATGGTGCTAACACCAAGAGCAGTGAACCAGATACCAACAACAGGCCATGCAGCAAGGAAGAAGTGAAGACTTCTGCTGTTGTTAAACGAAGCGTATTGGAAAATCAAACGTCCGAAGTAACCGTGTGCCGCAACGATGTTGTAAGTTTCTTCTTCCTGACCGAACTTATAACCATAATTCTGTGATTCCGTTTCAGTTGTCTCGCGGACAAGTGAGGAAGTAACAAGACTTCCGTGCATAGCAGAGAAAAGAGATCCACCGAATACCCCAGCAACACCGAGCATGTGGAACGGATGCATAAGGATATTGTGCTCTGCTTGGAACACAAACATATAGTTAAAAGTACCAGAAATACCAAGAGGCATACCATCAGAGAAACTCCCTTGACCGAAAGGATAAACAAGGAATACTGCAGCGGCAGCAGCAACAGGTGCTGAATACGCAACGCAGATCCAAGGACGCATACCAAGACGGTAAGACAGTTCCCACTCACGACCCATGTAGCAAGCTACACCGATGAGGAAGTGGAAGACAACCAACTGGTAAGGACCACCGTTATACAACCATTCATCCATGGTTGCTGCTTCCCAGATAGGGTAGAAGTGTAGTCCGATAGCGTTAGAAGAAGGAACAACTGCACCAGAGATGATGTTGTTACCATACATCAGCGAACCAGCGACGGGTTCACGGATGCCATCGATGTCCACAGGAGGAGCAGCGATGAACGCAGTAATGAAGCAAATTGTAGCAGCAAGAAGGCAAGGAATCATCAAGACACCGAACCAACCGACATAAAGACGGTTAGAGGTAGATGTTACCCACTCGCAAAAAAGGTCCCAATTAGAACGGGACTGTTGGCGTGAAAGAGTTTGAGCCATTTTTAATAAGAAATAAGTAAGACCATCAGGGTAATGGTGGAGTTACTATTCCTCTGCGCCCTAGGCAGAGGTATGAGAGACTGTTCTTTTGACACGCTGTTTAGTCTCGGTCAGGCGTGTGTTCGTAGTATCAAATGTATTGAAACACAGACATGCTTAACATTTGTTTACCTATTTATAGTATCACGGTTCGGTTTTCCCGTCAAGACTAAAAGTAGAGTATTTATACTTAAAAAAGGTTTTCGGAACCACCCAGTTGAGGGGTGTTCTTAGTGGCGACCTCGTACATGAGATCATGGATGTTCTCTGGTTCTTTAGTTACACTCATACGATCTACAAGTGCATCAACTTTACTAGCATAATCTTCATCCCTGATCTCTTGCTGTTTTTCAGAGAGAACAGGTTGTTCAAACCATTCATCGTATTCAAGATATGCAGGAGCAGGAACTCCTGTATAAGGTGGAGTATTCATTTCTGAACACTCCACAACATCCTCATCAATTTCACATACTACTTCTTGTTTGGAGAGTTTAAGAAGGTCTTTGATTGCTCGGATTCTGATCATGATTGCCAGTGATAGTGGTAGAAGTTTCCTTTGGGATGGCACATCGGGTCTTCCGATGCGACTCGATATCTTAGCATACGTTGCCCTTTGAAATCAGTACGATCACCAATTGTTTCATATGCCTTGAGCATTGAATCGGTATCTTTCAAACGACTGATTACGCTTGCCTTAGCAAATGGATTATATTTCATACCCTCATATTGACCAGGCGAAAGGACCACATCCCGAACATTGTTGGGATATAGAGGGGAGCGGACTCGATTAAGGATTGACACCGCAACGCAGAATTCATCAGCAGTCTTAGGTGCTGCTTCAACTTGCACCGCCTTTGCAAGGTATGAATAGTCTGCAGGAGTCAACGCGAGTATAGTTTCTAAAATCATAGGAGTAGACGGTTAACCCTATTATTATACCACATACTTTCGGACTGTGCCTTTAAGTCCTGATTCCTTCATATATTTTCGTGCTTCTGCTTGAGCGTCGAACACCTTCGCAAACCTTTTATCAGGTGACCATGTAGAGTGAGAAATGAGATATTCAATTTCTTTATCCTCATTTCGACGAGTGGCAACCCAACGGGATGTATTATTAGGATCTCGTGCCATGATTTTATGTTATTATCAACACTATTATGTATAAAAAAAGAGGGGGTCACCCCTCTTTCTTAGTTTGTATAATTATTCGATTGTTTTCGTAATCCGCTTTGAATTCTAATTCAGCATCATGGTCCCAACATAACTCTTCGTAGAGCATATTAAGGGTCTCCATGTCTTCATAGAGTGCATTGGGATTAGGCATCTTGATCTCCTGATTGCGTCAACATTGCTGCACCTACAAAGGTGCCCAGCATAATTGCTGCCATTGCTAGTAGTGCCATATTATTTATGGGTGTGAAGGGATAGGTATTTATGCAGTGGGGTTGTACACTGGTTGCATCAACCCTCCACCACCTTGATCATCGTCATCATTATTGTCAACTGCTCGTAGAAACAATTCAATCGCAACTAAAGCGCCCATTGGATAGAAACACCAAAGTATTGCTTTCCATACAGGGTATGAATCTACTACGAGATCAGTCATTAAAAGATGCCAGGAATGATTTGCCCTGTTGTTGCATATGCGCCGAACGCTGCAATGATGCCGAGCATAGCTGCCCAACCGTTAAATCTTTCTGCTTCAGGTGTCATTTTTTTAAAGGGGGTAAAAGTTTGGATTTGAATTAGATGCCGAAGGCACCAAAGAAAAAGATGCTACCAGAGGTAACATACGAAATTACAGCTGCAACGAAACCGAGCATGGCAAGGCGACCGTTCAGCAATTCCGCTTTTTCGTTATGAGTAACGGATACATCCATCACTTGCATACGAGGTTCTTTTGCGAACATGTTAAGTTGTCCACGTTCGTTTGTCGTTACTGTCATTGTTCTGTGTCAATTGTAAAGAACTGTTACTATTATATATACTTTCTTTACATTTGTCAACACTCTGTTTGATTACCATAACTTATACAATAAAAAAGGACCCGTTATGGGTCCTTTATAGCACTAGGAAATTTATCTATTTCAGTCGCGCCGAAAACCATCTAGTTTAAAGTCTATTGGCAAAGACTAGGAGAATGTGATCACATCCTGACCAAGGGAAGAAGAGAGGTCAACAGGTTGCCCTGCCACGATGCCATCGGAACCTGAGAAAGAGATATTGTAATCAATATCATAGTCGCTATCACTAACACTAAATTTAGTTGTACGACCAATTTGTTTGTCAATAGCTTTCATGCCCTGATAGTGTCGCCAGATTTCACTTTGGGTGTTGGCATCGATGTTGTTTTCCATAGCATCTTTGACACAATTTTCAAGTGCTTTGACTGCTTGCAAATAAGGATTCATGAGGAAGTAACGGTATCGCGAGTGTAACATGGAACACGAGCAGGGTCCAACCATTTCGTGTATTCAAAGTCCTCCATAGCATAGTCCAATTGAATTGAACTGTCTAGGAGGTACATGTCCCTGTATCGTTGTGTCCATTCATCGAACTTTTGAATTCGATAGTCAGGACGACCGTTGAGTGCGATCGTCCCAGACTGGACATAACGATAGGGATAGCGTTCTAGAAGAACTTCAGGTTTCATAATAAAATAGGTCCTGTTCAAGTTTAGATAAGAGGATATCATAATCCTCGTCTACATCACCATAGAAATCAACACCTTTCTCCTCAAAAAATTTCATAATCTGATTATAAAGAATAGGATACTCGATGTCAAGTGTCACTTGTCGATCAATAGCATCGTAGAGGATGCCAACAACAGACGAGAACTTTTGTGCTGTAGTCATAAGATTTTACCTTATAATGGACCGTATGCCCAGAAGGGCAACGAGTCAGGCAGGATTTGAACCTGCGACCAACTGCTTAGAAGGCAGTTGCTCTATCCGCTGAGCTACTGACCCAAACGGTAGAAGCAAGGTCTTCCTCTTCAAGCTCAGCAAAATGATGCAGTTGATCGATGAACAGATCCATCAATGCATCAGCAGTGTCTTGATTTTCGTAGAACTCTTCGTTCATTGGAGAATGCCCTTGACTACCCTGTAATTATAGCAGACCAACTAGCAGCGGTCAAGGCTTGAAATAATCTTTTCGCATGTACCTGCCAAGGATATTGCTGTTGTAGAATGCAGGTGTCCCATCGTCCATGCTCTCCGTTAGTACGTTGTTGATAAAAAGTTGTCGGGTCTCTTCAAAATTTACGAGACCTTTTGATTTATGTAGGCTAATTATATCTCTTTTAAACGATACCTTCCCCTGAGTTGCGACATCATCAGCAAGTTCCTTACTGCTGCCGTAGTATCTTTTCCAGTCGCTTTCACTTTTAACTCGCCTAGACTTACCTCTAGGCTTTCGATGTTGCCAGAAGTATTTTCTTCCGATGTACCTTTTACCACTACAAATGTTTGTAATGCAATAGACGAAACCGAAATAATCGTCAATGTCCTTAGATAAAAAAGGGTGTCCGTTAAAAAGCCAGGGATTTTCATAGTCAATCGCAGATTCCGTCGTCGTCGTTGATGTCACGATATGTAGTGTGCCTATCAGTGTTGCTACTACTTATACGATAAGCGTCAGCATCTGCATACACTTCGCTCTTTAGTTCAGCAAGAGCTATTTCTATATCGTGAATAAGAACTTTAAGGTTTCTTTTTTTCATGAGTAATATTCTTGTAGAATCATCAGAACTCTGTTGAGCATATAGTGTGCTCCATCCTTCCAGTCTTCACTGGCTCCATCATAGTCTCCCCGATATAGTTCTGATTTCAAATGGTGAATCCTCGGTTCAAAATCTACTTTTTTCATAATAGATCTGCCCGAGGGGGGATATTTTTGAATGATGCGTTTCAGGTCGTCGTCAGACATGTTTGAAGTTCCTGCCAGTCCTTGTCAAATAGTTCTAACCCTTTGTCGGTAAGAACATGTTTATACATCTTATGAAAAACGGTAAGAGGGATAGTACAAATATCAGCTCCCACTCTAAAAGCAGAGGATACTTGGTGAACATCCCTAACCGATGCAGCAAGGACCTGTGTCTTTGCGTTGTGCGTTGCGAATACATCTGCAATTTCCTCAATTAGGTTAATGCCATCAAATGAATTGTCGTAAACACGACCTACAAATGGTGACACATATGTTGCTCCCGCTTTGGAAGCAAGGATTGCTTGCGCTGAACTGAACACTAAAGTCACATTCACATTGATTTCATCATTAGTCAGGTCTCTACAAGCGAGCAGACCTTGAGGTGTGCATGGTACTTTGATTGTAATATTTGGTCCGATCTCGATGAAGTCTTCTGCCATGTCGAGCATTTCCTCAGCAGTCTCTCCGACTACTTCAGCAGATACCGAAGAGTTCCAAGGAAAGATCGAAGAGATCTCCTTGATAATACTCTTAGGGTCTTCGCCTGCTTTGAGCATGAGACTGGGGTTAGTGGTCACTCCGTCGATGAGACCAGTCTCGTATGCTTGTGCAATGAGTTCGGGATCAGAACAGTCCAGAAAAATTTTCATGACTCTCCTGTATAGGTTATCAGTATTTATTGTACCAAAAAAGCACCCGTATGGGTGCTTTGTTACCATCTTAACACTTAAGATGTCACTCTCCATGGAGGTGTGCCAAAAGGTTTTAAGTTAACCCACTTGGCATAATGTACTCCACGATAAGTCAAGAATGCAAAAGTTTTTG